GAAATTAAAAGGCTTATCCTCTGGGGTATTTCTGGCTTCCCAGAGTTCTCGCGGATCAAAAACATCATCATTCTTGTTCCAGCCGGTACTTACTAAAACTGACTTGATATAATACAAATCAATTTGATCTCTGTTTTCCGCTAAAGCAACTTCTCCTTGTTGCTCTGCGAGTATTTTTCGTAATTTCTCTACAGATTCGGAAGATGGTTTAGCATCAGATTCCGCAACAGCAATACATGCTATTGAATTGTTAGCAATCTGATCAGACAGCCCATCAGCGATTTCTTGTTTATATACAGGTATATTCATTTATGGTATTTTCCTCCATATTCGATAATACACAAAAAAACTATAATAGGGTTAATTTTCCCCAAAACAGAAAATTTGGGCAAGTACGGCAGCGTAAATATGCTTCATTTCAAAGTTGTTGGGTTTGCGCTTTCTTGCGGTAGTAAACTCTGAAACCTTTAATTTTACGGAGTTTTCAAAAGCTTGACTAGGTTTTGTGTTTTGCTCCAATACCTGCTGAATTACTTCTGGGGTAACATCAATCATAGGTTGCATACCAGTGAATATACACAGCTTTAAATACTCTAATTCAGAAACTTCTGATTTACTTAAAGCCCTAGCATCCGACTTATTATAATGATTACAGGCTACAGGAGTCATAATCTTAGATATTTTTTCCTGAGCTTCAATACCCCACAATGTTGCAGATGTTGGTTCTCCGCTTCTGGGAAGAACTCGCCTTTGCTTTCTTGGACCGCTATCAGGAGTTAATGGAGGTCTACCAGCTTCTTGAACAGGCTTATTGTCAGATACTTTAGTTGTTGTGGTAGATTCTTGAGACTCTATAACCTCATGCGGTAAACCTATTCTATCGAAATATTCTTCAGAATCCAAAACATCCTTGGTAATAGCGATTTTTGCCATATCTTCCCTATGATGAGGATTGTGATAAGGGCCAGCTTTTCTGGGTCTATTTGGATTTTTAGATCTGTCTCTTTCTTCTCTGTTTGTGCGGACTCTTTCAATTTGCGGGATTTCTCTAAATCGCTCTAACAACGTTTCTTGAGAAATGATATCTCGATCTGCAAGCTGAATAAGTAGATTCTTTTGCGCCGCTTCATCTGAGAGAATAATAGAATCAAAATGAATTTCGGCAGGAAGTCTAAAACCCATAGTTTTTCTAACATACTCTATTTCTTGCTGCCAAAACTGAGTCAAAATCTGACGACCATATTCCAGTCTTTCAATCAAAGTCTTGAGAGAAACATAGTTGTTAGTATAGCCTCCAGTAGATCCAGAAGCCCCAGTTAATGTTGGAGGAATACCCAAACCAGCATAAATACTGGTGAGTACAGGCTGGTACTTTTCAGATCCTAAAAACTTGTATACCTGAGAATTACTTTCGGTAAATTTGAGTTCTGGACCCCAAACCAAATCCATAGTGCCTCCACCTACATTACTAGCAAGAATATTTCTAATCTTCTCAAGCCCCGCTTTTGTAGGAACAATCTTTTGATCAAAATCACCAACAGTCCACAGTCTTACCTGACTGATCGCACCATCCAAAGCCGCCAGATCTGCAAGCTTCATCTTTTCTAGCATCATGATATCATCAAGGATAGCATAGATCATAGGATTTGCCCAAAGCAACCAATCATCTTTTTTGTAATGATAAAAGAAAGTGTTGGAATTATCTAAAGGAATTTTCTTTTCGCCATTTTTAACTTGTTCTTGAAGGCTTACAGGAAGTGTTTTAAATATAGCTTGATTAGTTTGTGCAGTTTTTAATAGCGACTGATAAGTGTAGTTAGATATATTTAAATGAAAATTTGGTTTTCCCACTACCATCGCGCCCGGATCTGATACGTCAACAGCAACAGGATTAAGAAAATCATACATCCAAGGTATTTCCCGTCTTGGAACTTTAATACCTTCGATAGTAATATCAGCTCCAGCGGCTCTTTTTAGTTCCTGCTCTGCCTTCTTGCTTAATTTTGCAGTTCTTCTTTGAACCACCACATTGCCACACCTGTAAAGATAATTCAAAAACCTTTCAGATCTGTCTAGACCATTAATATTAGAAAACCACTTACGATAAAACTTTTCGATCTCTTTGTTTGGATGAACTAAAACCAAGCCTTGACTAGCAAAATCACTCATCAGATCAATGACATTTCTAATAATTCCAACTCTATCGTATGCATTCATACATGAAGTAATGATCTTTTTTTGTTTGGTAGGAAGTGATTCCCCCGGACGAAATGCTTCATAATCCGATCTTTGAAAACTAGGACGCACCGAACGATTAGGCTCAACATCAATATATGTTTGACGATTACTGTAATATCCCGGACCATGAGCCAATGAACGGTAAACAGCGCCATCATAACCATCTAAGTTTATATCGCTATAAACTTTGTCTTTTTCAGAATCGCTTCCCCAAGTTTCATATAAATGATCTGACATTATTGATTATCCTTTTTATTAAATTGCCACCAACGCCATGATTGTGAATTATACCAATCCTCATCATAACCATTGACTACTTTTGAATTAAATTTAGCGCCTTTTGAAAAAGTTCTGGCGCCGATGTGTGTGGTATATCTTGTTGTTTCGTGATCAGGAATTTTATGACCCTGCGGTCCAAATCTTAAAATTCCAGCACCCGGATGCTTAGACGGTCCCGGAATATGCCTAGCTACATTTTCATAAAACCATTTTAAAAATCTTTGGTCATCCTGAACTCTATTAACTTTTCTTTTTAATCCTTTTATCCAATCATGATATATGTAAGATCTCATTGACTTTTTCTTAAAGTCTATATAATTTTCAGTTTTTTTTAAATTTGTATAACCCCACATTCCACCAAGTATAGGAACAGATAAATGGGATGGGTGGTCACGAATTACATTAAATTGCCATTCTTCTTCAGAATTGAGCCATTTATCTAAACAAGGCAATTCTCTTTCACTTATGACAGAATCAGCGTCTCTAAATATTACAGTTTCAACTTCTGGATCATCAACAGCTAAAAATCTCCAAAACATTTTAGCATGACACAATGAATCATTTTTCATATCAACAATTTCAGCTCCAAGGTATGTTAACTGTTTTTTCACGACAGTAGCGTCAGTCGTGTAAAATCGACAAATCCAATCTGGTAGCAACCTTTTCGCTTCAATAATATTTATGATCGCGCCGGTTTGATAACACGCTTTGTTTCCATAAAGGGAAAAACTAATAACTTTTTTCATCACATTAATATAATTAACAGTATAATTGGTAATTACATTGATATACACAACTTATTAAATAATGGTATATTTTTAGTAAAGACCTTTTGTACCTTCGGTAAACCATGCGGGTCCGTGATACATTTTATCACCAAGACCTCCAAAAGTTGGCTGTCCATTAGCAAATCCTCCGATAGCGCCGTACTCAGGAGTCACTTTTTCGGTACTGATATATCTGGCAGACATATTGGCCATAATGAGAGAAGAGTACCTATCTTTTCTAAGACGTTTTTTTCTACCTGCTCCAGTTTTTACTTCAGGAGTGTCCCAACGCTCGCGCCCTGTATTAGTTTGAGTCATTTCTATGATAGACAGCTCGTCTTTTAGATCTTCAATCTCCATAACACAATCTTCTAAAGTGTCATACTTTCTTCCTACAGATTTGTCGATCTCCAACGCAAGACCCAAACTTACAGTATCAAAATAAGGGAAAAGTACAATCTTATCTTCAAAGTCTTTTCTTAGACCGTGATTAGCTTCTGCTAACCAGTCATATTTAGCAAACTGACACATTCTCAAAATATGTAGGCCCGGATAATCATCTGTGTCTTTAGCTTTTTCTTCAATCACAGGCCATATAGCAACTTCTCCGTCGGGTATTTTGTCCTTATCGTGTAAAGCCTCCATAACTGCTATTCCGCCACCCTGCGCATCCATAGCAATTTCAGAACATGGAAAAGCCTTCATTAGCTGACGAATCTTTTTTGCACAATAGGAATAGAAGTCATCTTCGTCAACAATTTTTGATTTTAGTAATTCTTTGTGTGATTTTCTGGTTGTGGTCCAGCAATGAACGATTCTTCTGTGGTCGGGATTAACTTCCATAACAACAATGCTAAAGTTGTCAACTTCTGAAGCAGGGTCAACTCCAAAAACGTATGTTTTATTTGGATCTCCTTTGAGCGATGCTTCAAACCAGACTTCTCCAGACGGCAAGGTCACAGGTTCTTGAGGACTTGTGGTACATGCTTCGATCAGACTTCTTTTGAAAAAACCTTGACTATCTGTAGTAAATACAGCGCCGTACTCCATTTGGTAGATACCGGAATGAACCGTGGCTTTGGATCTAGCTACTTGTCCAGCATCCATAAACCCATCTGGCAATTTATCTACGGGCATACGTATGATCGAATACTCAGTCCAATCAAAATCTGAAGGAACTTCGCCACCAAAAATTTCTTCCAATTTTCTTTGATCGCCAGCACTGCTGATAATTTTGTGGTATTTTTTCCAATATTCTGCAAAATGGTTAAAATCGTAGTAAGCTGTACCCGATAAAATAATCTGGTTGGACTTATCGCCTCCGGTTTCTTTTTCAGGATCGCTAATCGGAATGCCTAGCTCTTTGGCCTTTCTTTCTTTGGCTTTCTGTTTAACCTTTTCAATCGGAGAGGCGGCGACGGCGGCAAAACCAGCGACAACATTTTCAAAAATATCTTTAGGTATAGATGCAAACTCATCGGCTATGATGTCGTTGGCACGCTGACCTCTGATCTTACTGCCGTCACCTAACGGAAGGCATGTTACGGTACTTTGACCGATATGCATAACACACCTATCCACATCTCTCCTTGGACCACTATTACTAGGACAAAGATCTCGAAGCACCGGAGCATTTTTCCAAATGGTATCCATGTACTCGAATAAAACCTTTGACTGCCTAAAAGCGGCACCCACAACAATGATTTTTCGTCGCGGCATGAATAAAGCGCGAAGTAGAGGATAAACAGAAAGAATAAACGATTTACCCATACCACGACTACCTATAAGCATAGGAAACTTTCGATTCCACATTTCGTGCAGAAGCAATGCTTGAAAAGGTGAAAGCTCAATGTTTAATATGTACTTACAGGCGAAACTAAAATACTGGGGCTGCATCATCAGCCAAGCTAATCGCTCAAGAAGCTGTTCGTTATCAGCATCCTGCATAACAAATTCCATAGGGTCAAACAAAGACGTTTCATCAACATCTATATTCAACCAAGCATCTTCCAGTATCTTATTTTGATTTATCATAATTTTATATTTTTACTCATAATCTTATCAATGAAACCATAATCTAAAGCTTGATCTGCATTTAAATACCAGTCTCCATCTTTCAGTTTTCTTTTGATATAAGTTTTGACCTTGCCAAGAGAATCTCCTCTGTTTATAAAGAAAGACCCATATCTATGACATTTTTCTGCATATATCTCGACCATCTTGTTTGTCATCTCTTTTTCTATACGAGCTTCGTTTTGAGAACTAAGATAATCGCCGGATATTTCGCTAGATCCATAATGACACATAAACACACAATTAGGCATCAATATTCTACGATCCGCTGCTTGCATGATCACTGTACCCATAGAGCAAATTTGCGCATAACCAATAATAGTTACTTTGCACTTGCATAATTTTATAGCATCATACACCCCCATTCCCGACCACCAACACCCGCCGATAGTTTGTAAATAGACAGTGATAGGATCGCTTGATTGATTTTGAAGTATATTAATGTTTTTTGTAAAATTTTGCACCATACGAAAATCAACACCCGGAGAATCGGATGTGTCTTCTTTTTCCTGCAAATATATTATTCTATTCTCTACATCTATGTTAGATGTGTGAATATCAGAAATCGAATCTTCGTTCTTGCTCATTTGAACCCTCTTTAAAAAGTTCCATCAGGCGCTTGAATATACTGTTGCACATTAAAAACGCATTTTGTTTATTGTCGCAAAACATTACGTTGACTTCATGTCTGATACATACTTCCATTAATGACTTCATTAAATACTTGCCGCTAATCTTTGTTTGGTCTACGATCTTAAACCTTTTAAAATTTGGTAGCGACCTTTTTCCATCTTTGTACTCCGC